GGTGGACGTATTAGCGTAATTGCTAAGAAGTGCAAAGTATCGCATGAGCTAGTAAGGTCGCTAGAATGGCGGCATAACGACACGCTTGAGTCAAAGCGTAAGGAGTTCTCTAAACGCTACGCTATTGCTGCGGCTGAGTACACCGATCTATTGTTCGAGAAAGCAGAACAATTATCCAACGACCCAGAGCAATTAAAGATGATCTCGCCAGACCGTCTTGCTTTGACTATTGGCATTATGACAGACAAAGCTGGGCAACTATCTGGTATGGCAAGCACAATCGTAGAACATCGTAAGGGTGCAAGTATTGACGATGCTGCTAAGATGATTGCTGAAGCAAAGTCTCGCATTGCCAATAAAATCAAGGAACAAGCAATTGAAGTTGAAGTTATTGAATAATGCAATGGCGTAATCATGCAATATTGCAACCTCCGTCAGACGACGATATCTGTGCAATGGAACCAGATGAGCTTATGGACATCCATAAGGTTTATCACGAAGCTATTGATAACGCCGAAAGAGATCCGTACAGGTATGGATTCAGATTGCCGCATTGGCAAAAAGCAGAAGAGCAACTTTCGCAAGTCTCTGAGGTTCTGGCACTTGGCGGTAATCGCAGTGGAAAAACTGCCTGGGGTTCCTATTGCGTAGTCAAAGCTGCAATTGAAAATCCTAAGTCTGAGATCTTCTGCTTCTCACAAACATCCGAGGTTAGCATACGCCAGCAACAAAGTGCAGTATGGAACTGGATTCCCAACGAGTTGCGTACTAAGCAAACATCAGCAAACGCATACATCTCGTACACTAAAAAGAACGGATTTACAGACAATTCGTTGATTTTCCCCAATGGTTCGCAGATCATTTTCAAGACGTACTCACAGTATCAGAATAATCCGACGATCCTAGAAGGTGCTGAACTTGGCAGCAAAGACCCTAAATGGCACAATATTGGAGTATGGCTCGACGAATACTTATTAGGAAATGAGCTGATTGACACACTTCGATTTCGACTTGCGACTAGAAATTCAAAGTTGCTACTTACTTTTACCCCGATTGACGGGTGGACGGAAGTCATCAAGGAGTATCTAGACGGTGCTACAACCATTGAGAACGTCAAAGCTGAGTTGCTAAACGACGAGATCGTTCCATACGTCCAACGCAGTAAGAAGCGCAATGCTAGCGTCCATTACTTCCACTCTAAGGATAACCCATTTGGTGGCTACGAGCGTATCAAGGAAACTTTGATGGGTAGGTCAAGGGAAGAAATACTTATCCGAGCATACGGAGTACCAGTAAAGTCTCATGCTACAAAGTTCCCCCGATTCAACAAGGAAGTCAATGTTGTCAAACCTCAAGAAATACCAACAACCAATGTCACAAGGTATCACATTATCGACCCCGCTGGTGCTAAAAACTGGTTTATGTGCTGGATTGCCGTTGACGAATCAAATACATACTGGGTATACCGTGAATGGCCTGGGGTTGACGTTGGTGACTGGGCTGAATGGCGTGGAGGCAAGTGGGTTGGTGGAGCTGGATCAAAGGGACAAGGATTTGGTATAAAAGACTACGTTGACACAATCCTAGAACTTGAAGAAGGCGAAGAGATATTTGAGCGACTCATCGACCCAAGACTTGGTGCTGCAAAATACCAAGCAGCAGATAGTTCATCGAGCATCATCGAAGATCTGAACGAGCAGGAGATTATTTGCATACCTGCACCTGGAATGGAAATTGATGATGGTCTACAAGCGTTGATCTCAAAAATGTCATGGGATACAACTAAACCCATAGATTCAGTAAATAGACCACATTTCTACGTCAGTTCTGACTGCGAGAACATTATACAAGCACTTTCCGAGTACACTGGCGAGGGTGGATTAAAGGAAGCGTGGAAAGATCCGATTGACGTATTGCGATATGCTGCTATTGCTGGTGTTGACCATGTTGATGAATCAAGGTCTTACTGCACAAGGCAAGGTTCTGGGGGATACTAATACATGAATACAAAACAAGCAAAGAAACGTGGACGACCATTTAAGGTGAAGGTATCAGAACCATTGCCAACAACTGAGGAAACAATCACATTGGATGACAACTATGTTGGTTCATTCTTGGTTATTATGTTATGCCCTAATAAAAGCTGGGTAGGAGTGCGTATGGATGGAGAAAAGGTGTTTGTGAGGTGTCACGCAAACCGATCAGATAAACTACTTGGCAAAACCATCAAAGTAGGTATCATCAAGTCACAAGACGCAGAAGATTTTTACGAACATATTTTATGAGCGACATGACCCACGAAGACGAAGAAGCAATGATTTACGCCGAGGACGAGCCTAATATCAATGCTTTGACAGATGCTTATAACACTTGTTTGCTCAATCTTGAGGAATACTTTGAAATTTGCTTGCGTTCATACAATGATCGTCGCAACATATGGCCTGGGAAGACTGACGATCTACGGAAGAACGATAGCAATGCTTTCCCTTGGACGGGTGCTAGTGATACCGAGGTTAACATCGTTGGCGAGAGGATCAATGCTTTTGTAGCTATCCTAGACCAAGCACTACAACGATCCCACATTAAGGCTTTCCCGACAAGTATGGCATCCATGTCCCGTGCTGGAATGGTTTCGAGCTTCCTTAAGTGGATGAGGTCTTCATACATACCTAATTTCCGTCAAGAAATGGAACTAGGTTCAAATTATCTGCTAGAGAAGGGGTTGATGGTATCTTACGTTGGCTGGAAACGAGAAAAAAGAACATACTTACAACAAGTATCCATACAAGAAATAGCGCAAGTCTCCCCTGATCTAGCGGAACTTATTAGTTCTGGCGTTGATGATACTATGGTTATGGATATGCTAGCTACGGCATTCCCTGACTTATCTAAGAAACGTGCGACAAGGGTTATCAAAGACCTGCGGAAAAAAGGCACAGCATCTGTGTCCATTCCTCGCACAACAGTAGATTGCCCAATGGTGCATTCTTGCGCCCCAGATGGCGAGGTGCTATTCCCAGCATACGTTACCGATCCACAAAGGTCGCCATATGTATTCTGGAGGACATTTCTTACCGCCCAAGAACTTGAGAAGAAGGTCACAAGTGATGGGTGGGACAAAGACTGGGTTGAAAACGCAATCTCCAACCTGCGCGGCAAAGACTCGATGTACCTCGATGGGGAGAAGATTAAGCAAAATACGCGACTACCAATCACAGACGACAACGATCTAATCATGGTTGTGTACGCATACCAACGCTTGATCGACGAAGAGGACGGTAGTGAAGGTATTTACTGCACCGTGTTCCACCCGATGACTGATGACTATGCAAAGCATGAGTTACTGAATGGTTATGACGATTATCCGTTTGTAGTGACTAGGTTGTCAAACGATCAGAAGCGGATGTACGACACACAGACGTTCTCAGACGTTCTAAGGGGCGCACAGATGCAAGTTAAGACAGAACGAGACTCTCGTATTGATCGTGCGTCAATGTCCACCTTGCCACCTTTAATGCACCCTGCTGGACGACCTCCTAGTGATTGGGGGCCAGGAGTCCGTGTACCTTATCGTCGCCTTGGTGAAATCGCTTGGGGGCCGATCCCGCCGAATGATAATAACTCAATGGAGATCGAGCTATCAATGACAAAGCAAGCGGATCGCGCTGTTGGTCTTGACCTTGACAATCCTATCTCAGCATCGAGGCAGCAGTTTTATGTTTCACGTTTTCTAGATCATGTTCGTGACGTTTTAACAATGTCATGGAAGCTCTACCAGCGTATGGGGCCAGATGAAGTATTCTTCCAAGTTACAGGTAATCCTAACCCGCAGACCATGACGAAAGGGAGTCCCGATGAAAACTTCTCAATTGTGGTAAACTTTGACTCGCAATCAAGTGACTCAGAGACGGCATCCGAGCAACTAAAGAACATGGTATCACTAGTGCAAATGGACAAGAATGGTGTTATCGACATTAACAAACTTCTTGAGTTTGCAGCGGCAAGCATCAATCCAATCTTTGCTGACTATGTGTTACAACCAGTTGAAGAAGCACAGCAGAAGGTGGCTAAGAACGTCACTGATGATCTTGCTAAGATCTTTGCTGGTATTGAGGTTCCTGCACAAGCCAACGGAGCGCAGATGGCAATGCAGATGATCCAATCGTATGTCCAGCAACCAGACATTGCACAACGCGCACAATCTGACGAAGCATTTGGTCAACGTCTACAGAAGTACGCGAGCCAATATCAATTCCAGCTTCAACAAATGGAGAACGCTGAGATTGGTCGAATCGGAACAGCTCCAGCACAAATGGGCGGTATGACAACTCAAGGAATGGAACAATAATAATCTTATGAAACAAACGCTATCAAAGGAGACTGGCGTAGCGACAAAAACTCACCAAATAACCTGTCACGCCGCAAATGGAAGTGTAGCGGAAGCAAATCAATGAAATAATATGACACCAATACCGAAACCAACATTACAGCAGGCAATCGACGGCATTAGTGACCGTGACGAGTTCAAAGTAATTGTAACATTCATCCGCGAGGAGCGTGAAAAGTTCTTTGGTGATCTTAGGTCAGCAGAATCATCTAATGACGTTATGAAGATTGCTGGTTCAATTGCAGCACTTGATGAACTGCTTTCAGTCTTGTCTTGACATCATCGTAATCATGTTATAACAAAGTCATGCACGGTTGTTTGTGCGTTTCATTGTTGTTGTGTTTAAAGCCTCCAAGCGTAAAAACTTGGAGGCTTTTTTACGTCTATATCTATACATTGCTAAACTACTTGACATACTAATGATTTAATGATTGACTTCGTGCATCGCCAACGCAAGGCGTAAAACTAGCGTTTATGACTAATAGCACCAATCAAGCCACCGCTGAGGCCACACAATCAGTGTCAGATAACATCTCATTTGAAGAGCTTGTAGCTCGTAGAATCGGGAAAGAAGTTGCACCAGAGACGGAAGAAGAGTCCGAGGAGGAAGCAGTAGATACTGATGACGCTGAACTTGCCAGTCTAGAAGACGAAGATGACGCAGAGGAATCTACTGAAGAATCTGATGACGAATCGGAAGAAACTCCAGAGGAGCATGAAGAAATAGACCTGCTAAGTCTCTCTACAGAGCAGATTCAAGAACTTGCCAAAAAAGGTAAAAGCCGACTACTTCAACGAATTGGAGAGCTTACCGCCCAAAAGCGGAGCCTAGAGGAAAAACTTGCTGCTCAACCCCTGCCAGCACCGCTTGCAAATGGTGACAGAATGCCAGACGACATCCAAGCAATTGGAGATCTAGTGGCACTAAAATCATTCCATGAGGAGATGGCAAGGACGTTGGAGATGACGGATGACATTCTTGACGAACACCAAGATTATGCTGATGACGATATTATCGTTGTTGGTGACAAGGAGTTCCCCAAGTCTAAAATCCGTCTAGCTAACCGAAATTCCAAAAAGGCAATTACCAAGTACATCCCTGCCAGACAGCAGGAGATTGCAAAGATTGCTGAGTACGGAGTGATGGAACAGCAATACTTAGCAGCAGCACAAAAAGAAGTCCCAGACATTACGGATGAAACGTCCGATATTGGAAAGAACTACAAAGCACTAATTTCTGACCCGCTAATTTCTAAAATCAAACGAGACATCCCAGAAATTGGGATACAAATAGAATACATCCTTGCACACGCATCAAAGTCTATCTTTGGAGGTAAAGCAAAATCTATACAAACTGGAGCTGGGAATAAGTTGAAGGTGTCGCCACCCGCTTCCCCAGTTGGTTCTGGTTCGTTAAAGATTAACTCTAGCTCAAAGACAAAGACAAAAGATGCGTACAACAAGTTTGAATCAACAGGATCTGTTGAAGATTGGGTTGCTTCCAGAATTGCTAGAATGAAATAATTTACAGAAATAATATTATGCCTATCTCAAATACATATTCCCCGAATGCCCCAACGGGCAAAACTAGTACTGGTTCCGCAGTATCGAACCGTGAGGATCTCAGCAACGAGTTGAACTTGCTTGCACCAGAAGAAACCCCAATCCTTAGTCTTTGCTCGAAAGGTAAAGCTACCGCTACTTTTAGCGAATGGACTGTGGACTCGCTTGCTGCTCCAGTTACAACTGGTATCTCTGAAGGTTCCGATGTGACCTCGTTTAGCGACAAGTTTGCTGATCGCGCTCGCCTTGGTAACT